CCCCGCCCGCCTACGGATTCCACCAGGATTTTGAAGTCTGGTATCCGTAGCCAGGCTTAACCCACCCCCGCCCACCCGGGCAACCCCTGAACCCGCTTCGGCGGGGTTTTTCATTTCTGGAGATTACCCACCATGGCATCCACTCCCTCCGGCACCCAGCTGGCCGTCGCGGCCACCTTTCAGGCCGCAAAAACCGTTTCCGGCGTTTCCAACGCTGCCGAAGCCGTCGTTTCTTCCACCGCTCACGGCTTCTCCAACGGCGACATCGTGCAGATCTACTCCGGCTGGGGCCTGCTCAATCGCAGCTTCGTCAAGGTCAAGTCCGTCACCGCGGATACCTTCGTTGCCGAGGCAATCGACACCTCCAACACCGACCTTTTCCCCGTCGGCGGTGGTGTTGGAACGGCCCGCAAGGTGCTCACCTGGCAATCCATCTCCCGCTACAAGGACCAGCAGAACAGCGGCGGCGAGCCCAAGACCGTCACCGTCAAATGGACCGACCTCGACAACGAAGAGTCCCTCAACGACGGCTTTACCGCCATGACCGAGAGCTTCAACGTTGATGCCGACAACCTCGCCGATGCCGGCTACCTGCTGCTGCGCTCCCTGACCCAAGTGCAGACCGATACCTGCCTGCGCAAGGTGCTCAAGTCCGGCTCCAAGATCTACACGCCGTGCCACGTCGCCCTCAACGAGAACCCCAAGGACAGCGGCGGTGTGTATGTCTGCGCCGTGTCCATCAACGGCAACGGCCGCCTCACCCGCTACGCCTCCTAAGCCAGCCCACCGCCCGCCACTCGGCGGGCTCCGCACCTCCTCATAAACAGGAAACGCACTCACCATGGCATCCAACATCAAGCTCGGCGCACGCCCCAAAAACTTCGTTCGTACCGTCACGTTCGCCCTGCCCGAAGGCGGCGAAGGGCGCATCGCCTGCACCTACCGCTACCGCACCCGCACCCAGTTCGGCGAGTTCGTGGATGCGCTGATGGCCAAGTCCCCGGTCGGCCGGCCCGACTACACCGACCCCGCCGTCAACACCAAGCTGCAGCAGTCCCTCATCGCCAGCAATGCCGGCTACCTCATCAACGCCCTGGACGGCTGGGATCTGGACGAAGAGCTCAACGTGGCCAACCTGGAGCGCCTGGCCGATGAGCTCCCCGGCGCCGTCATGGCCATCATGGAAGACTACCGCGCCGCCTGCTGCGAAGGCCGCCTGGGAAACTGATCGCCGCCGCCCGGGCCATCTACACCCCCACGCCCAGCGCCGAAGAGCTCGCAGCCGCCGGCTACCTCCCCGAAGACTTTGACGACGAAGCCGTCGAAGTCTGGCCCGAAAACTGGCCGGCGGTGCAGCTCTTCATCCGCCTGCGTACCCAGTGGGACGTAGGCATGGCCGGGCCTGTGCGGCTCATCTACGCCTCGGTCTATCCCCTGCTGGACCGCATGAGCCTATCGCCCGATGACTGGCTCGCCATGCTGGACGACATCACCAGCATGGAAGTCGAAGCCCTCAAAACCATGCACGAGCACCGCAAAAAATGACCCAAGATCGCAAAATCAAGATCACTGCCGAAGTCGATGCCAGCAAGGCCAAAGACGGGTTTGCAGAAGTCAAGGCTGCCGGTGCCGACATGGCAAAGTCTGTCGGAGCGTCGGCCGAGTCCGCAGGGAAAAAGATAGACAACATCGGCAATGGCGCAGACCCAAGCGCCGCAAAGCTGGATGCAAGCACCCGTCGCATGGTCGCCAGCATCCAGCGCGCCACCGCTGCATTTGAGGGCGGCGGAGCGTCAAGCCGAAAGTATTTCGAAACGCTGGCCGGCCAGCGTGGCGTCAGTGTTGAAAGCCTGCAGCCCTATCTCAATGCGCTGGATAGCGTCAGGGCAAAGCAAAACGATACGGGGGTTTCGGCTGCGCAAATGCAGGCGGCGCTTCGCGGCGTTCCGGCTCAGTTCACCGACATCGTCACGTCAATTGCCAGTGGTCAGCAGCCCCTCACCGTCTTCCTCCAGCAAGGCGGCCAGCTCAAAGACATGTTCGGCGGCGCAGGCAACGCCGCCCGGGCGCTGGGTGGCTACGTCGTCGGCCTCATCAACCCCTTCACCCTTGCCGCGGCCGCTGCTGGTGCGCTTGGCGTGGCCTACTACCAGGGCAGCAAAGAGGCCGACGCCCTGGCCCGCGCCATCATCATGACGGGTAATGCCGCCGGCGCGTCCGTGGGCCAACTCCAAGACATGGCCCGCGCCGTCGCTGCTGGCACCGGTGCGACCCAAGGCGCCGCCAATGAGGCCATCGCCGCAGCGGCCAACAGCGGAAAGATCGCTGCCGGCAATATCGAGCTTGTCTCGGCCGCTGCCATCAAGCTCAACAAGGCGGTGGGGCTGGAAGTCGCCGACACCATCGAGAGCTTTGCCGAGCTGGGCCGCGAGCCCGTCAAGGCCCCCGAAAAGCTCAACGAAAAGTACAACTACCTCACCGCCTCGATCTACACCCAGATCAAGGCGCTGGAAGAGCAGGGCAAGACCCTCGAAGCCGGCGCCATGGCCCAGAAGGCCTACGCCGACGCGATGATTGGGCGGTCTGATGAGGTGGTGGCAAGCCTTGGCTACATCGAAGCCGCCTGGAAAGGCATCATCGACACCGCGAAGCACGGGTGGGACACCATGCTTGGGGTTGGCCGCACCCAGTCCGACACCGACCGGATTGCAGAGCTTCGGCAGAAAATGGCGCCAGGTCGCGGCATCTTCGCAGGCATGTCTGACGAAGAATCGGCAGAGCTCAAGCTGCTTGAAGCCCGTGTGGCTGCCGCAAAGAAAAAGGCAGACAGCGACGCCCAAGCCACCCGCCAAGAGCAAGCCCGCATTGCATGGCTCAAAGAGGGCGACAAGTACCTGTCCCGGGCCGAAGAGCGCGAGCGCGCCATCACCAAGGCGCGCAACGAAGGCGCCGCCGCCGGGGCCTCCCAGGCCGAGATCGAAAAGCGCATCGCCAAGATCCGCGAAGACATGACCGACAAGGCGCGTCAGCCCCGCACCGGCAAGAGCCAGCAAGTCAAAGACGCCGAAGAACTCGCCCGCATCCTCGACCGCATCGGCGGCAAGAGCACCGGCCTCGACGCGGGCTACTATTCCGACCTGCAAAAGCTATTCAAGGCCTACTCCACCGGAAAGCTCGACCTTGACCGCTACCGCCAGTCCGTAGAACAGCTCACCACCCAGCAAGAGTTTGCCAAAAAGCTCATGGGCGACAGCGCCGCCGCCCGAGAGAAAGAACTCATCGGCCTCGACAACACCGCCGCCGCCCTCGAAGAGCAATACCGCCTCTACGGCCTCACCAAGGGCCAGATCGACGCCCTCGCCGTCGCCCGCGCCGAAGAAAGCCTCGCCCAGGCCCGCGCCAACCTCGAGGGCGAAGAGACCATCGCCCGCCTCGAGCGTGAGGTGGACGCCCGCAAGCGCATCCGCGACGCTCAAACCAAGCTCGACACCAACGCCGAAGCTGCCCGGGCACTCAGCGCACTTGGCCCGCTTGGCGACAAGTTCGATCTGAAGATCGACACATCCAGCCTGAAATCCGCTTTCTCCGGCCTGGGCGACCCGCTGGCCGGCGTGATCGACAAGTTCCAAACGCTGATTCAGCTCAATGCCAACTACGGCAAGCAGGTGGAGTTGATCGGCAAGGCCAAGCTGGGCAGCGCCGACCAGTACGCCAAGGCCGTGCAAGCCGAGATCGCCCTCAATCAGCGCATGGCCACCGCCACCCTCGGCGGATACGCCGACATCCTCAGCGCGGCCAAGGGATTTGTCAGCGAGCGCAGCAAGGGCTACAAGGCCCTGCAGGCCGCAGAGCAGGTGTTCCGCGCCTTCCAGCTCGCCACTGCCGTCAGCAACGCAGCCAAAGAGATTGCCCTCATCACCGGCGTAACCTCTGCCAAGGTGGCCGGCGACCAGATCGCGGCGCAGTCGTCCATCGCTGCGGCCGGGCAAGAGGTTATTGCGGCCCAGGTGGCCGGCCAGGCCAATGCCGTTGTCGCCGTCACCAACCAGGCGGCCAAGGGCGACCCGTACAGCTCATGGATCCGCATGGCCGCCATGGCCGCGGCAATGGCCGCGCTTGGCTTTGCCGTGTCTGGCGCGGGCGGCGGCAGCGGCCCCAACCCGGCCAGCGCTGCCGAAATGCAAGCCCGCCAGGGCACCGGCACCGTGCTGGGCGACGCCGCGGCAAAGTCCAACTCCATCGCCAACTCCATCGACCGACTGAGCGACATTGACCAGCTCACCATGCGCTACTCCGCGCAAATGGCGGCCAGCCTGCGCAACATCGAGTCGAGCATGGGGGGCCTTGCGTCCATCGTGGTGCGCACCTACGGGCTGACCACGGGCAACATCACCGGCGTGCAAACCGGCATCAGCACCGAGACGTTCGGCCAGTCCATGGGCGCGCTTGGGTTTATGGTCCGCATCACCGAACAAGCGCTCTCCCAGCTGCCCGTCATTGGCGATCTGGCAAAGGGCCTGTTTTCGGCCTTCGGCTCCACCAAGGTAAAGCTCATCGACTCCGGCGTGCAGTTCGACCAGGGCAGCATCG